AGCTCTAATTCCTATATTTTTTGGAAACCAGCCCGAACCAGCTCTAACCGGCCGCTATCAACCGAGACTAGAAACGACTACGCACGTTGGCAGCCAATCACGCGCTATTGAGATTGGGGAGTTTGCGGAGAGGGTGCTAGGGCTACCGCTTATGCCGTGGCAGCTGCATTGCTTGGAGGGTTTAACCGCTTTTGATGACGTAGGCAAATGGTTACACCGTGTAGGGCTAATAAGTGTGGCCCGGCAGAACGGCAAGAGCTTACTTAGTAGCGCGGTTATTGGGCATTGGCTTACTAAAGAGGCAGAGCACCGAGGGCAGCCGCAAACGGTAATTAGCGTTAGCCATAAATTGGATTTGACGGCCGCGCAATTTAGTTATTTGGCGCCAATCATGGAAGCCAAATTTGGTGCCGAGGTTTCGTGGTCATACGGCCGGCAAAAGTTGACTATGCCGAATGGCAGCGTGTGGCATATTCGAGCAGCTACCCCGGCAGCCGGTCACGGGTACAGCGCCGACCTAATTACGGCCGATGAGGTATGGCAAATATCTGAGGCTGCCATAGACGACGGTTTACTACCGTCCCAACGTGCACGTAAAAACCCGTTGTGTTTGCTCGTCAGTACAGCCGGTACGCAAGAAAGTACCGCGCTATTGCGTTGGCGTGACCAAGGGCTACGGGCAATAGATAGCGGCAAACAAACCACGTTATATTTTGCCGAATTTAGCCCAAGCCCATTGTTAGACCCAATGACGCCCGAGGCATGGGAGTACGCCAACCCCGCGCTAGCTGGCGGCCTCATTGACTTAGACGTAATCGAGGGCGAAGCGCTAGGCCCTAACCGCTCGGCGTTTCTTAGAGCCTCGGTTAACCTTTGGCAGGCCGTTACAGCCGGGTGGCTAGAAACGGGCGTGTTTGACGCTTGCAAAACCGATACCCCGCCACCCCCCGGCGGAGTGTTGGCTATTGAAAGCTCAACGGACGAGGCCCGCTATACCGCGGTGCGCGCCGTGCAAGCTGGCAACAAAACACACGTAACCGTAGCGTTTACCGCTAACAGCGTTGCCGAAATGTGGCGCCTAGTTGACACAGAAATAGAAAACAACCCGGGGCTACGCCTAGCAATAATCCCCGCGCTAGAGGTAAGTTGCCCGCCCGCGCTCGAGCGTCGCCGCACCATAGTTGGCTACCGTGAGCTACTTAAATGGACGGCCGCGGTGCGCTCAATGATTGTAGAAAACCGTTTGCAACACAACGGCGAGCTACTACTAACACAACACGTTGAGCGGGCCGTACTTATTAAACACAACGGAAGCGTTGCTTTATCCTCGACACGTAGCCCGGGCCCCATTGAAGCCGCGCGGTGCATGGTGTGGGCCGCGGCCATGGCAAGCCGCCCGCAAATACTTGGTAAACCTATGGTTATGGTGTCTAACCGCTAAAGTTTGTTTGGCGCTCGCTGGCCTTGCTTTCCGTCGGGGATTGCTCGCCGCCAGCGAGTGCCACCATTAACCGCCGAAATATGGCACACTAAACGCATGGCTATTTTTACGCGCAAACCCGAACCAGCAACAACCGTTAAAGCTGCCGCCGGTAGCAACGCTGGCGCCTCACAAATTGGCAACTTTTATGCGTACACCGACGGCGTAAACCGTAGCCGTTTTATGCAAGTCCCAACTATTAGCCGTTCGCGCGACTTAATGGCAAGCCTTGTTGGCTGTTTGCCGCTTGTCATGTACAAAGAAATGTGGAACGGCGACGAAATGGAAAAGGTACCCGAGGCGCCGCGTAGTTGGTTACGACGTATCGACAAAGGCGTAACAAATAACTTTATACTTTCGTGGACATTTGACGATTTATTTTTTTACGGTAGAGCTTTTTGGTATTGTGTCGAGCGCTCGGCCGACGGCTACCCCATGTCGTTTACACGTCTACCCGCTGCAATGGTCACAACACAAGACCAAGCGCAAGGTACTGGCGTATGGTTTGGCCCGTCTAAACAAATTTTGTTTCAAGGTTTACCAATTCGTTACGAGGATTGCGTACAGTTTTTAAGCCCAATACAAGGTTTAATTTATACCGGCGCAACGTCAGTAGATACCGCACTTAAGCTTGAGCAGGCCCGTAACCGCAACTCGAGCTCGCTGCAACCAGCGGTTGTTTTGCGCCAATCGGGCGGCGAGCCCATGAGTGCGCAAGAGCTTAGCGATTTGGCCGCCAGCTACGATTCGGCCAGATATGCCTCGGCCACGTGTGCCATAAACGAATTTGTAGAGGTAATACCTAACAACGCAACGCCCGACAAAATGCTACTTATTGACGCGGCGGAATACCAAGCAAAAGAAATTGCGCGCATTGCCAACGTCCCCGCTTATCTCGTTTCGGTCAGTATTGGAAATTACTCTTATGTCAGTAGCTCGGAAGCATCGCGCGACTTGTACACGTTTGGCGTAAAACCGTATATAGATTGCATACAAGAAACACTAAGCGCGGATAACGTGCTACCACGTGGCACGGGTGTTATGTTTGACATTGAAAGCTATTTAGAAAACCAATACCAAGACAGCGCCGAAAACATGCCGGACATGGCAAACGAGGTAAACAATGCTTAGGTTAATTCCGCAAGATTTAAATTTAGACGCCGCTAAAGGTGACGCGCTGCCACGTAGAACCTTGGCCGGTGTCGCCCTACAATACGGCGTAGAGGCCGTCGTATCGGACGGGCAAAAAGTACGTTTTGAGCCGGGCGCACTTCCGCTTGAGGGCAAGAAACCCAAAATGTATCTAAACCATGACAGCACTAGCCCAATCGGCTTGGTCACGGCTCGAGAGTTGGTAGGCGATACCGTCATGTTTGAAGCCAAGATAAGCGAAACAACGCTAGGCAACGAGGCGCTTGAGCTTGCAAAAGACGGCGTATTGGACAGCGTAAGCGTAGGCATTTTGCCCGTCGAATTTAGTTTTGACGAGGCCGGCACCATGGTTGTAACTAAGGCCGATTGGCAAGAGCTCAGTTTGCTGCCCTACGGCGCATTTGAGGCCGCCAAGGTGCAGCGCGTCGCGGCGAGTATCCACCAAGAGCCCGACGAAATAGAGTTAAATAATACACAAGACGAAAACGAGGAGTTAACCGAAATGGAAAAGACCGTAGAAACACCAGCCGTTATTGAGGCCGCAACCGTGCAAACCATTTATGCACAGCCACGCAAATTGCGTTTGCCAAGCACCTCGGAATACATCGCTAGCTACGTACGTGGCGGCGCCGACTTTGCACAACTCAACGCAAACATTAAGCAAGCAGTTGTCGAAGCTGCACCCGGCGTTGCACCATACATCAATACCGAAAGCACCCCAGGAATTTTACCCGAAATCATCACCGGGAGTGTCTACGATTCGCTTAACCCAATTAGGCCGTTTGTTAGCGCAATCGGGACTAGGGCAATGCCGACAGCTGGCGCCACATTCCGCCGTCCAGTAATTACAACGCGACCAGTTGTTACACAACAGGCAGCACAGTTTGACTCGTTGAACGCGTCAACCGTTGTAGTTTCAAACAACGACGTTTCAAAACTAAGTTTCGGAACATACGTGACCGTTTCCGAACAAGATTTGGATTGGTCAGACCCATCAAGCATTGACATTATTTTGAACCAGCTCGCAATCGCTTACGGCCAAGCAACTGACAACTACGCCGTAGACACTTGCCATGCAGCAATCACACAAACTTCATCGGTAGCAGATACCGCTAAAGGTGCAGATTGGGTAGCAGCAATTTACGAGGGCGCCCGTCAAATTTCGGCAAACTCTAACTACTTGCCAACTCACATGTTTGTAACGCCTGCAAGTTGGGCAGCATTGGCCAGCTCGGTAGACGATTCCAACCGTCCAGTATTTCCGTACACCGGCGCACCAAACCTTATGGGCCAAAACGCTGCCGGCAATTCGGCGGCTACTTCATGGAACGGCAACCCCCTTGGCTTGGTACTTGTTGTTGACAAGAACGCACCGGGCTCATTCATGGGACACGCTGCTGGCCCTGCCGCTGGTTTTGAATTCTACGAACAGCAAAAAGGCGCAATTAGCGTTGAGGTACCAGCAACTATGGGCCGCACGATTGCTTTCCGTGGTTACGCTGCCGCATTCATGGCAGACGCCACCAAGTTCGTCAAGTTCGTCTGATAACCGAAAGGTAGGCCATTATGGCCGCTTACTCGGTCACACAAAAATACTTAACCGACAATTACGCGGTTTTAGTATTACAAACAAACGCCGACCCGCTCGAGGTTGGGCAGTCTGTAGTTATTAGCGGCGTTGACGCGACGTTTAACGGCACGTATTTAGTAGCGGATTTGCCGCAATACTATTTTACTGGTGTAGACGAGCAAGGCTTTTTTACTTACGACTACCAGCTACCGATACAAAACCAAGTGCTTTACGCGCGCACGGCCGACAATGTGCAAATTGTGGCGGCTACCGGCACCCTGACTACTACGCCTACGTGTACGTGGGTAACGCTCGACAGCCAAGTAGAGGATTGGTTAGGCATAGGCACCGCTACAGCGGCCGACGCCACGTTTCTAACGCAATGCCGCACAAGTGCCAACGCTGTTTGTTACAAGCGACGACAGCAAGCCGGGTACGTGGACAGCCTCACAACGTCACCAAGCGCCGCGGTAACCCTTGGCACGGTGGCTTATGCAGGCTTTTTGTATAGGCAACGTGGTAGCGCTGGCATGGATTACGCGTCGTTTGACGGTATGACTACCGGCGGCTCAACAGGTTTTAGCCCAATGGTTAAACAGCTGTTGGGTATTGACCGCCCCGCGGTGGCCTAATGCCCGTACCCGCATACACCGACCTTTTTAACGTTGCGTTAGACGACTTGACAACGACGCTAACAAGCATTACAGGGCTTACCGTTACCAATGACCCGCGCAACATTAACCCGCCGTGCGCGTTTATAGACGCCCCGAGCTTTGTGGCGTTTAACTTTAACATTGTCGAAATTACGTTTCCGGTGCGGCTTATTACCCTTGGCCCGGGCAACCTTGACGCGCAACGCTCGCTAATGAATATGGCAGCTCTACTACTCGCCAAAAACGTAGCGGTTACTGGCGGCCGCCCAACGGTAGCGGTGTACGGTGGGGCCGAGTACGCCGCCTATGATTTAACCATTGACTTGAAAGCGAGTACTACAGCATGAGCAAATACACCGTTGTTAGCCCTCGATTGGGTACACCGGGCGCCGAATTTGACGCCGACCTAGCCGTAATGCGCGGGGCTAATATTGAGGCGCTACTAGCTGGCGGCTTTATTAAAGTATCCGCACCTAAGCCCGCAAAAAATGCTAAAAAAGACATAGACACAAACGAGGAGTAACCCCATGGCCACAACAACTTACCTAAGTAACCCGGACGTAATTATTGCAACGGTTAACTTGCGCGACCAATGCACCGCCGCAACACTTACACAAACCATTGAGGCGCTCGAGTCCACCGCATTTGGTGACGTTGCCCGTTTCATGTCGCCCGGCTTGCAAAACAACGAGTTAACCCTGACGCTTTACATGAGCTACGCCGCAAGCGAAACATACGCAAGCTTGGCCGCGCTTGTCGGTACGCAAGTAACGGTAATTGTGTCGCCACAAGCACCAACAACGCCCGGCACGTACTCGGCAACTAACCCGGGCTTTACTCTGACCGGCACCTATCTAGAGTCTTTGCCAGTCATTAACGCAACCATGGGCGAATTGTCAACTATTGACATTACGTTTACTGGCGGCTCATACTCGGTAGACGTTTCCTAATAACGGCCTCAACACGGCCCGACACGAAAGAGGCTAGTTATGCAGCTAACCCTAAAAGTTGAGCTACCCGACAACACGTACACGGTTACAACCAACCTTTACGTTGTTGTGGCGTGGGAGAGGAAATTTAAGCGCAAGGCGTCCGACATGGCCAATGGCATTGGCATAGAGGATTTAGCCTATTTGGCGTTTGAGGCGTCTAAGTTAAACAAAATTGTTGTACCGGCAGAGTTTGACAACTTTATTAAACAGCTTGTCAATATTGAGGTTGTCGAGCAAGAGCAACCAAGTTTTACCGAAGCGGCACCTACAGACGCCAACTAGCCGAGGTGCTAGTAGCTGTCGGTTGGTGGCCGCCTAATATCCCGTTTGAGCTACAAGACTTGCAGACGGTGGCTAAAGTGTTGACAGAGGCACACAAAAAAAGGTAGCGACGCTATGGGCATAACCGGACAAATTGACGTTTACGGGGTGCAAAACGCGTTAAAAGAGTTAAACGACATAGACCGCAAAATTAGGCGGCAAGTAACTAAAGACATTAAAACCGTTGGTAATCAAATTGTGCAAGAGGCGCGAAGCATGGTTTCTACACAATCGCGTAGCAACGGTGCCCCGCTATCCGGTATGCGTCGAGGCTCGCTTATCCGTGGACGAGAGGCGGGTTGGAACATATCCGAGG